GCCAAGAAGATCCCAAGATCCTTTTAATATCTTCTTTACTATATCCCTTCATATACTTCCCCTATCTCCCAACAATCAATACCTTCCTGTCTAATAACATCCATCACATAATACTTAATATTATCAGGAACAACTACACAGTATCCAATACCAAGGTTAAATACTCTTCTCATTTCAGATTCTTCAACATTACCTTTAAGTTGAATCTTCTTAAAGATTTCTGGTACAGACCATGCATTATAATCTACATTTACTTTCAATCCTTTTGGTAAGCATCTGGGTAAGTTCTCAGGAATACCACCACCTGTGATATGTGCCATACCAAATATATCATCAAACTCTTTCAACAGTTTCTTAACTACAGGTGCATAGATGGTAGTGGGAGTAAGTAGTTCAGGATGTTCAGAATAAAATATCTGATGCCTAGTCAAGAGATAGTTAACAAGACTATATCCATTACTATGAAGACCACTACTTGCCAAACCAATAACTTTATCACTTGGTTTAATAGCAGACCCATCTACAATATCCTTCTTATCTACTATACCAGTACAGAACCCTGCCATATCATAATGAAGTTGTCTTGGATGTTCAGCAGTCTCTCCACCTAAGAGATCCATACCTGCTATCTCACATCCTTTTAAAACTCCTATCATAATATCTGCTATATTATTATCTAATTTCTGAGTAGAAATATAGTCTAAAAAATATAACGGATTAGCACCACAAGTAATAACATCGTTAACACACATAGCAACTAAGTCTTGACCTATGGTTGTGAAGTCATTCGCAACCTGTGCTATGTTTAATTTAGTTCCAACACCGTCAGCTCCAGATACTAAAATAGGTTCCTCGTATCCTACGGGAACCTTTATCATTCCTCCAAAGCCACCAAGGCCAGGAACTTTAGTTTTAAGATCTTCTACAAAACTATTACCAGCATCAATATCAACGCCAGCAGTTTTATAGTCAAGTACAATACCTTCTTTTTTAAAATCGAGGGGCTCGAAATCATTTAATTGTGCCATTAAAGATTTTCTTCTTGCTCTGTTAATAAGGTTATTGTAGCACTAGTTGGTAGTGCAACGCAAGTAAGAACAAATCCAGATTCTAATTGATCATCATCTAAGAAGAATTGATCTTCCTGATTGACTGTACCATCCTCAAGCTTCATACAACATGAAGAACATGAACCAGCACGACAAGAATATGGATGATCTATACCTGCTTCTTCTGCAGCTTCTAATATAGGAGTTTCTTCATCACATTCAAAAGTTTCTATTGAACCGTCTGATGACTTAAGTGTTACAGTAGCCATTTAATTTATACAAGGCAATGTTATTTATTTAACATGTATAACGCCTTTCATACCAGCTCCTTCATGAGGTGCACACTTAAAATTAAAGTCTCCAGTATCAGCAAATACAATCTCTTGTGTCTCACCAGGACTAAACATCAATGCTTCTCTTGATAGATCTGCTCTACCATCTACAATGATATTATGAGGAGGTAATGCGTTATTAACAAAGGTAACTGTCTCACCTGCATTAACTGTAACCTCATTGGGTTCAAAGACTAGATTGCCATTGTAACCCATTTGTATCTCAGTAGCATATGCAGATTGTGCTAATGAAAATGATAAGAATAATGCGGTAAGCATAATAGTTATTCTACTCATCCACCACATAATCTCATGCTTGTGACGTATTATTAATGTAGTCATAAGTTAACGTCCCATAGGCACAATGCCCATAAGATAATCTAACCCTGTATTATTAGTACAGTAGTCAACAAAAGAAGGATGCTCCTTTAACATAGGAACATCCTCTTGTGAATGCTTTATTGCTTCGTATGAATCTGTAGCGTACTCGCAGATTTCGTGATGCTTTCGATTAACATCGTGATACCCTACGGTATAATGAGTCTGGGGCATGATCTTTCAATCCCAATGATGTACTTATTTATTATAGCACGTAAGTATAATTAACTACTATTATCCTCCTTTGAACACAATTTATCATAGTGGTCTGGGTGACTATATGGTTTTAATCCCTTCTCCTCTTGTTGCTTAGCTTGACGATTTAAGAGTTGTCTATAGCGATCAAGCTCTTCCCTGTACTTCTTTTCAGAATCAGTCATTTAATTTGCCTACCAGAAATTTACTTATTTGTAATGGTATGCTGCTTTAGAAGTTTTAGATAGTTTACCTGACCTGACTTTAGTCCCTGAAGTTTCTCCATCTCCTTTGGGATGTTTGCCTGGTGCAGACTTACCTAGATTAATTGATTTACCTGGTTTCTTGGATTGGGTGTCATGTAGTCTTGCAGGTTTCTTTTTATCCTTAGTGATAACTGATTCCTGTCCATGCTTACGTCCTAATCTTCTCATCGTTTTACCAAACCTACGCTTACTCATCTTATCAGGTTTACTTGTTTGGTAAGAGACCTCTCTTCCAGTCCCTTCTTTTCCATCATCAGATTTATATTTGTATTCACCTACACCCTTCTTATATCCAATACCTTTCTTTTTTAAATCCTTTTCAAGTCCTTTACGTTTCTCTCGATTCTTGGATTCTGAACTACCACGATCCGCAGAAATATTACCAGTCACCTTAGTCTTAGACTTGGTGAGCATTCGTGTAGTAGGGTTACCCTCAACGAGTTTGATAAAGTCTTTATAGTACATAACTTTAAGATTTTCTTTTTGAGCTAACTTATTGGCAGTCGCATACATGACTTCCTTGTCACGTTTCCCATAGAGTCTTTTAAAATCGGAGGTACGTCTTTTCATACCTCTAACAATTTTCTCTGCCTTTTGATTAACCAGAGGCATCTTAGCCTCCAACCACTTGAACTTCTTCGACAATAACTGCACTTGTAGCAGCAACTATCTTAACAGCACGTTGTATTAATGCTTTCCTACCTGATGCCCAGGTGTAATCAGCACTAGCACTAGAAGAATCTACATCAGTAGTTAATACATTATTGGTTGAAATTGCAGTAATCTTTTTACCAGCAGTGCCAGCAGAAAGGAAGTTACTATCAATTGTTGGAGATGTACTATCATCTACAATCGCAATAAAATCTCCCACAGAGAATGGGTGATTATGTGATGTATCCTGAATGTGCTCACCAACGTAATAATCAGCAGTTGCATCATCAATAGCCTTGACGATCTTTGCTGTACCAGGTTTACCACCTTTAATTAAAATGAATTCATTTTGAACTAAAGTAATTGCAGCACCACCATTAAAGGAAACTGTAGCAGCTCCTGCTGTGGAACCAACTCTATAATATCCTGTTTGTACCGTTTGATACTCGGTAGCACCAGCAGCCACACTGTTGGTACTTAATACGTTGAGAACTGTCATGTCGTGTCTATGTTGTTTCTTCTGTCTTATTTATGTTTTTTAACATCTTCTGTAAGTCGGATGTACTCCCAACAAACATTGCATTGGTTACATTAGTTGGACCTTTCTTATCTTCCTTATCCAACTCTTTCATCTTACCTTGAAGGTCTATCAACTTATCTGCTACATCTCCCACTGCTTTGATTGTCGTTGCAGCAACTTCATAAGCACGAGGATGATCACTTGCTCGTGCCACATCAAGTATACCATCTACTGCCTCCTGTCCTTTCATTACTAGATTGTGCAACTGAGCACGAGAAATTTCATAATCCTGTTGCACATCAGGTGTTTGACTCTTTCTTAGAACTTTTGTTTTTTCTACATGTTGTTCTAGATCGGTTGGTTCATCCCCAAATACCTGGTCTAATCCAGAGAAATCTTTATTCATTTACCCACTCATGTACTTTGAGATTAAAAGAAAAACTTATTCTTGTACTACTAGTTAGGTTAGTAGTAACCCCATGTTTTAAATATGAAGGAAATATAAGTAATTTACCTTCATCAGATGAATGACTAAACCTATCAGATGACCACACATCACTCATCTCAGTATACTGATTGGGTGTAGTAAAGAATATATGACCATCATCACCAGTAGTTTTAAAATAATACACACCACTTATATCAGAACCCTTATGATTGTGTATGTGAGCATGGTTACCTTTTTCAAATTTAGAGAACCATGAAGATATTATTTCAACATAAGTCTTATCAAAAAACTTCATTGTATTACAATATGCCTCTATATGCTTAGATAACTCTGCAGCAAATAAAGGCATAGATTGTAATAGTTTATTCTCAGTAAATTCTAAATTAGAAAGCCAGTGAGTTCCCCAACTTTCATGAAATGAATATTCAACATCCTTTAGACATTCTTCCATTTCTTTTTGAACATCATCAAAGTTCTCTATCCTATCTTCCACATACATGGCTGTGGGATAAAGAGTTTCAATTTTTGCCATAATTAAATTGTTTCGTCTTGACCGCTAACAGGATTGCGTTTCTTATTATCAGTATAGTCTGAGAATAACTCACCAAACCCAAAGTCATCATCAGAATCAAGTAGTGCTGCATCATCCTCATCTATCTTGAGAATAGCTGCACCGTTCTGATGCCCTGCAATGGTTGTGTTATTCCATCCTCGACTGACATGAAGGGTGCTACCAACAACTCTGTTGATATGCATAACCTCAGTACCAATCTGAATATCAACTCCTTGTTCTAGAGATGATACACTAGCTACAGATATTATACCATCATTTATATCCATTGCAGCAGTAAGAGTAGTAAGTCCCACTCCATCCTGATCTGTTAACGCAGTAGGAGTAACGGTGTAACGTTTCTCTCTTGGTGCTTTGGTTGTATCTGTACTGGTATAGTAATCTGTAATAGACTTCTTGATAGTCTTCGCATCCGTAATAGGACCGTATAGATAAGTTTTCGCAGTAAACTGAAGTGTATATATTATTGCTCTACGATTTGCAAAGTCTCCCTCATAGTCATCCTCATAAGATATATCCTGTAAAACTACTGGGACATCCTTGGTCTCCCCGATTGTCGTTGCGAGTTTAACTGAGAGATTATAATGAGGTTGAAAGTACGGAAGAATTTGCTCAATGATTTGTAATCCGTCATCTTGATTTTTAGATATAATTGCTAACTCAAAATTAATATTATATGGAACGGGCATGAAAGCATTCTTGTTTTCATTTACATCCTTTTTAAATTTAATCTTTTGTGTAGGTGAAACCTTTCTACCTGGATCATAAGACACACCTGATATTTCAAATGATAATCTAGGTAAAGTAATTTGAACCCTTTTGTTTGTAGGATCTGGGTTCTGATCCAAACGAGCTAAAAATTTCTGCTTAGGACCATATGCCAATGGAACTTTCATCACCTCATCTTGGCGACGTATTTCAATGTTGTTAAACATTGTTCCGAAAGCTACAATAGTCTTTCTAAATATCTCGTGATATGAATAGGTTCCTAGCATTAGATTGTCAAGTCAGTGGATGATGCAACTGTACCAAATGGATTAGATTCGCTAAAGTCGATAATATCGTTGTCAGCTGTTTCAAACTCGTAGTTTTGATCGTAGGTAATATTCTTATTATCTACTGTATTATATGTAGCCGTTGTCCAAGATGCACTGGATGTACCTCCTGTAATTGTCTCTGGTATAGTAAACGTACCAGAGCGATTAATAACAATAAGTGTCCTTGTACCAGAATCCCAAGACTTAACTTCAGCAGTAACATTAGATGTTCCACCAGTTACAGTCTCACCAACAGTAAAGTCTCCTGACCCACCAGCAACAAGACCAACTGTAATAGCATTAGCAAAGTTAGTCTCTATAGCATCAAGAGCAGCGAGACCAGTATCAATCTCTTCGTCACTATACTCGAAGAGTTCGCACTGACATTCCCAAACATACCCTTTACCTAACTGATAGAAAGGACGTTCGACTTCTACAAACTTAATTTCAAATAAATGTTTTGTTAGTGGGAACCAAATTAAATCCCCTTCGTTGGGTCTTCCTTCGACATTGAGTACAGTCGAGTCATCAACCTTTTCTTTAAACTTTTCACGGGAGAATATAAACGTTGTCTTATCCTCGATGCGGATTCCAAACTTCGTAAGAAGCTCGCCTTGG